GCAGATTGATGCACTACTGTCATTCCTAATATCTTTTGCTCGCGGCTACGTTAAGTTCTCACACACCGTCGCCTACGAGAACATGACCCTGACCCTCGACGTTACCTCCGCCCGCTGCATTCCCCGCCCAGTGATTCCTACTCCTGAAGAAGGTAAGCCCGCCACCACCGATACCGCCACCGAACCGATGAACGTCTGCAAATACACTCGCAGACTTGGAGATTGCGTCCATCTTGGATGCAAGCGCAAAGGAGGGAAGGGCATGCGCGTTCTCGGTTCAGTGTTGGATGTTGTTAGCAAACTTGCATAGGAGGGTTTGTCTATTCTTACAACCGCCACCTTCCTTAACACCCCACCAAGTGCAAGAAAATGGCCCGTGCCAACAACAGATCCCGCAGATCCAACCGCAATAGGAGCATGAGGAACAGCCGTAACAAGCCTGTTCAACGTCGCTCCGTTGGCGTCACACGCAAACAAACCTTCCAGACCAACGGAAATGGTTTGAGCAATCGTGGCGCCATCCGCAGGCCCATGGTTAATCAGAAATTCCTTGAGAGAGGAAGTGATTTCCTTGGGCCCCTTACGGTTAAAGCCGGAGTTAACATCACCTCCGCTGCCGATAGGATCCTGCTTGCCAACAGCATCAGTCCCTCCGCTTATCCCGGTACCAGACTTACCCAACTGGCCCCACTTTGGGAACGATACAGGTTCCGACGTTTTAAACTTCGTTGGGTCCCTGCCGTCCCGAAGACCATCGCCTGCCAGCTTATCGTGTACCAGGACACCGACCCTCTCGATGATCCTTCCACCATCGCCAATCCTGATTCCCTTGTCCGTCAAGCTACCGCCCAGACTGGTTCCCAGCAGTTCAATTTCATCAACCCGATGGCCATTGAGCTTGCTCAAAGAGCAGATGACCAGCTCTATTACACCGGCCCTGACAAGCAGAACGAGCGTTTCTCCAGGCAAGGAAACTTTTATGTCGTCCAGGTCACTGACCCTCTCGACTTCAACGGTGCCCCACTTTCTGAGGATATCGTAGCCGGTTCACTTTATGTGGACTGGGAATGCGAGTTCCAGATCGCCCAAATCAATCCTAGCGCCGCTGCCATCCTGCCTTTCCATCAACGTCAAACTATCCCATTCACTTCCTCCGCCCAGACCGCCACCTACACAGGGCCTCCTGGCAAAGTCATTGCCGGAGCCTTTGAGTCCCGTAGTGACCCGACCTTATGCATCGCCACACTCCCCGACGCCTCCCAAGCTTTCCGGTCTGATGTAGTTTCTGCCAACCTCGGCGTTGGTTGGTCCACCCAAGTCTTCGATGTTACCCCCGGTTTCGTCGTGGACATTCCCGCTCGCCCATCTGGCGAGTATTTCACATTCGTAACCTTTACGCTCGAGCCCGGCACACCTTTGTGGGTCGTAGCTTAAATTCCCTGACCTTATTGAAGTCAATAAAAGCAATCCCTGATCCGGTTATATAGATCCCTCGCAGTAAACGATCCATCTACTGCGTTGTAGTGCACAACGAAAATCGTGCAGAGCTTGAACAACA